TTAATTCCAGCTTTTTTCCAATTTCTCGACAAGCAACATTCCCTCTTTATATAGCTCTGAGAACGACAACAAAGCATTATCTAGCATGTTATAATACTGGCTTTTTTCATAACCAAGTTTTGTATAAATATCACAATCAGTCTTTGGATATGTGAGCAAATACTTGTCAATCAGTATCAATCTATACTCTGGATCAAATATCCCGTTGACTGCTCTCTCAATCGCATCCAGCTCTTGTTCTGCTGACACACGATTTAGCGCTAGTCTCTCAACTGGTTTGCTAGGAACTCCATGCGGTTGTCTTGGCTCAAATGAGTAAGTAGCTGTAACTTTTTGAGTATCTACGTCATTAGCTATCCTTCGCCAGCGTGGATACTCTCTCAATTTACGCTTGGCATTGGATTTTGTTTTTTGGATATCAATCTCAGGAAAAAACGTCACGAAAGCCCCCCGATGTGGTATAATTTATTTAAGCTTAAATTTAACCAAGGAGGCGTTCATATGGACGTCTTTTTGTTTTGCGGAGAAAAGCCCATTCGGATTTGGTATCTCAACCGTGTACAATTTATCTTTTTTGACTATGTAGCCATAGGTCCAAGCGTTAATAAAATCGTTGTGGTGGTCAATCGCCCAAAGCCACACGTCATGATGATAACCGTGACTGTTATCATAGGCGAGATTTTCATACATATCTATTGCGGACGAATCCGCAAATGATTGCTTATGATCCTCTACCCAATCAGCCACAAACTGAGGCACTACTGGTTTTGGTTGGTCGAGTTCGATTTGATCAAGTATATCTAAGATAGTCTTTATATCGATTACATTATTTTTTGTGTCTTGCGGATACACACTATATTTTTCTACTTTTTTCTTCGCTTCTTCAATGTTCATTTTTACCTCGCATTTAACTTACTCTCTACATGCACTATCGCATCACCAATCCACTCTTTGACATTAAATTCTTGCTCAATATCTTGAGTCCTTGGCATAACGTTAATATCACTAAAACTCAACATGTCGTCTTTTGTATTTTGCAAAAAATAAATGTTTTTAACTTGTCTTGTTAAAGAGTCACCATGCACCACCACACCATTTATCCCTCTTATAGACATATTAAAGAGTAAAAACGGTAATGCTCTATCAGATAACTCCTCTACTTGATACCAATAATCGCTTGGTTTATATGTAAAAGGATTTGATGATATCCTATGTCTTTGCCATGCTTGTATGAGGATTCCTCCTGTGCCTACTGCACTCTCATAGTATGTGTGCCCGCTTACCAATCCAGTCAGTAACTTAGATACACTTAGCGGAGTAAAATCTTGCTTTTTATTTTTGCGGTCAGCTTGTTCTTCCTCAAAATATTGCATAAACCAGTCGTAAGATACATCTGTTTCATATTTCAAAAACTGTCTAAATATATCCTCACGACTATCTTTATCAAAGAGTATGTCCGTAAGTCGTTTGGGTGCTTTATAAACTTCGTCGATGCCTAGTATGCGATGTATCTCATCGATCTTAATCATGTTACCCTCCGTTGTGCGTAAGTTCCGCTATCCGCTTAGTCTGTCTAGCTCTATCCTCGCTAGCACGTTTAAGCTGCTTTTGTGTCCGTACAAGCTGAGTGCGTAGTCCTGTGATTTGCGCTTCGTAGTTGTTTTGTAAGGCTATACTTATCATCAGTAACATAAGAACTGCTGTCATTAAGACGGCAATTACATTAGACTGCATATACAATCTATCATCTTTCCGCTCTATCTCTTCTAGCAGCGGTTTTATTAGTTCTTCAATCATTCGTCTACCTCAGCCAAAATATAAGTGCTATCTTTTTCGCAAGGAGAATTTTTAATTACTTGATAACCAACAACTGTGACTTTTGCGTACTTGTTTTTTTCGATAAAATCGTTTAGGTGGTCTGTTGCACTTTTCCATTCGTCCTTAAATTCAATATATTTTCTCATTCTTCCACCTTTTCTAGTAAAACTTGGTTTTGATATATGTTCCCGACGACTTCGCAGTCATCGTTTCTCAACCACAATTCGGATCCGCGTCGTCTGTTATCAATGCGCCAAGAACCACCTCTGAATTGATTCACTTTAAAAAATTCCAAATCACTAGTAATTGTATATTGTAATTTCACGACGTCTCCCTCAAAAATCTTAACGCCGTTTTTATCTTTTAGACCTGTTGATTGCATGAGGACATAATCGTCAAGGTTATCCTCTATAAAATGGATTGTCTCCATATGCCCTAGACGAAACTCATCATCAGCTAAGCTGCATCTATATATTTTGCGCTCAATTGCTTTAAAGCCATCAACACCATACATTTTTTGGATCTTTTTGTTAAACGCTCTAAAATTTGGTATCATCCTTAACCTCCAACCAAACCGCTAACATCATGCAATAATTAGCCATGTCGTTTAACGTGTCTGATATGCTCTCTGAGACGTTTTGTTTGTTTTTGATAAGATTACACACCCTGTTGTATTTATCGCCGATTCTGACCACTCCTGCAACGATTCCAAGGTCATCAAGCGACTTTTCAAAAGAGCTGCCGTAATCTGCATTTTTATCTAAAAATGTTTGATAGTTTTTATCAAATGCTACTTGCATTGATTCTGGATTAATTTTATCTGTCATCACTCCACCTCTCTCAAATAATTTACTATCGTTTTACACACGCTCTCATTTGGCAATATTCTGCGTTCTAAGAGCGCTTTCAATTGCCAATTATAAATACCTATCCTATCTGCTAAAACGTCATCAGACGTCTTTATTTTGCATCTGTGAGCTATTAACAACTCTGATATATCATAAGGCAACAGATTATCGTAAGATCTAGGTGTATATTTAATATCGTTATGCCACTGTCTGTGTCTTTTCATAGACCCATTCTCCGAGCTCTTTCTAGTGCGTCCATGCGTTTGATTTTTTTAACGAGCTTAACGTCACCGTAGTTTTTAAACATCCACTTTTCGTAAATCTTGTCATCCTCATCTGTCTTTTTTTGTTTAAGACGGTAAGACTGCTTGATTAACATTATCATTTCCTCTGTCGTGTAGATTTGCTGAAACCACTCCAATACATCAGGTGGCGGCAATCTGTTTAGTTTTTTATAGTATTTGACAGATCTATAGACTCTGTCAGCTTCTTCTTTGTCTGCGATGGTAATGTTATCGTCTAAAAACGCTTTGATTGACGGCTCCATTTGTTTGTAAAAATCATCTACTAGTGTCATTGACTATTTTTAAGGCATCTTCCACTGACCGAGCCACTCCTACAAGCGCTCCTCTAGATGCCATGACCTCCATAAATTTTTTCTGTTCTGGTCTTATCCGACCTGTTTCATTTTTAACTTCGATAAAAAATATTTGTCCGTTTGGTTTAAATCCAAACAAATCACAAAACCCCTTTGGTAAACCTGTATCAAAAAATCTACCATCTGCTGTTTTCACCTTTCCGACATTTGCTCGAAATACCATATGCCCCGCTTGTGATAATTCCATTCGGATAAGGTTTTGGATATCATGTTCTGATAGTGACGTAGCTGACTTTTCGTTTCGCTGATTCAATCGTTAATTCAAACTCCTCTCTTGTAAATACGTCTCTGCCTTTAACCGTCCCAATAATTGATGTTAAATCATCAATATCGATACCATTTTCAAACGCCCAACACGCTCCTTTAAACAAATCATTATTCCTGTTATATGATGTTCCAGTTGCTACACGTTCATAAGCCTCTCGGCCTTCGTGACTTCCGTTTGATGTATATGTGACAGAACCTCCAAAATAGGTTGTTATACCTTCTTGTTTTGGTTTAAATGCTTCCTCTTCAAATTTTCCATCATAATAAGGTAATGTTTTAACTGCTTGTAAAACTTCACGTCCGTCAGATGGGAATATTTTGACAAAATTATTATCATTCGCTTTTATGTCAACACCAGGCATTACTCCTATTTTTTGCGTGTAATTAATACCATCGCGTTTTTTAAAGAGTATGTGCATACCACCACTTGCAGTTAATTCTGCGAATGTATTTTTAAAATTACTGATTAATTCGTTTTTATACTCATGCCTAATAATTGACGAATAACCATCTAGTCCATTGTCATACTTATCAGTCGATAATACAGATAATAAATCAATCCCCATCTTTTTTATCATTATGTATAACTCTTTAGCTAACTTCTCGTCCATGTCATGAGTATCAATATCAATACACCAAATGCCACGCATTAATAAAGCATAATCACAATTAAACCAGTTTGTATTTTTGATCACTTCTTCCGTTATTTGGATATCTTTAAACTTAATCATTGGCGTTCCAGTATCTTTTCTAAGCGGTATAACTTGATATCCTTTTTTTAAGAATGAAAGTGCTGTTGTGTGGTACATAAGGTAACGCACCCCCTTTTTTACTACGTAACCTCTAAAACGTTGATATAGATAGCGTTAGAGAAGGATGGTTACGCAGTAACGCAAAATCACCCTACCCTACCCCTATATATAAATAAATAATTAATAAATCATTAATTAGACTTATTGTTTGTTACTGCGTAACCTTTCTTAAATAAATGCTGAAATCGATTGGTACTAAAGAGATTGAGTAGGTTACGCAACATGGAAAATTCTGCGTAACTTTGCGTGACCATGCGTTACCTTTTTAAAGGATATATTTATCAAAACGTGTTTTATTTTCGATTTCATACCCTCTGACTGTTTTCCCGTTAACTTTCTTCGACCTGCTACGTACACCAATTTCAGATATGGCTTTACTTAATGCATGATTGCTTTTTCCGTAAACTTGTAATGATAAGTCAATAACTTCTTTGTTATCAGTTCGCTGTACAAAATCAACTTCTTGTAATGCATTTATTAAAGCAACTTGAAATTCGTCTAAATCGATATCATTAAATACTTCAACATCTTTCCATTGATACCATTTACCAATTTTTTGGAAACGCTCGAGTGAATTTAGCAGAAAACCGATACAACCATCGATTTTTGGATTTTTATCACGATCAGTAAATGCTAGCCAATATTTCCTGAATATGCTCTCTCTTTCATAATCAGTTTCAGTTTTTGGTCTATCTTTAAACTGAATTAAAACCTTTCGTCCATTCATTTCATCCGACAGCGCAACAGTACGGTTGGTGTCAATACACAGAACACTCGTTAAATTAACCATTGACTGATTTTGCCCAATTGCTCGTGCAACGTGTGTTTTCTCTGTTGCAATAATTTTAAGTACACGCTCCATTGCATTGCCTTGAATATCTCCCTGTTCCGTCGCTAGAGCCATTTCTCCACCCGAGAACATCGCCCACGCCTGTAACGCTTCAAATCCATTACTTTTTAATGTATCTAGCTCAACATCAATCTTATTGAATAGACCAGATAAAGCTATATGCCTTAACCCTTTACCAGTCCTTACTCCAGATTTTGAGATGAAGAAGTTGGTTTTAGGTCTAACACCACACGCTACTTGGGCGATAAAATAAGATTGTAGTATTGCATTGTTTAACGAATTGCTATCTGCAATAACGTATTCAAGATATTCTTCTGCAATAGACTTACTGTTTATTGCTGTTTTGTAGTCTACTTCGTAATACTTAAAATAAGATACGTTTTGCAAAGGCGGTTGGTTAATGATTTCAGAATTTTCAAGGTCGATTATGAAATCCTTGCAAGCAATCTGATATGGTTCAATATAATTGATTGGTTGGATGTTTAATGTTTTGTGGATACCTTGTAGTATCTCTAAAATGTGACCAGAGTCTTTGAAACCATACTTAGTCTGAAGTGTAAAATCATCAATCAATTTAAATTGCTTATATCGAATGTCATAAAGTTTATTCTCAAAAAACGTGTAAGCACCTAGAATGTAGTCGATAACTAGTTTTGCAAATGGTGGAAAATTATTTTCAACGGAGTATGTGAGATATTCATTGCCTTGTTTATCAGTCTTTAGAATTGTATCTCCAAATAAAAAGCGATAAGTTTTTCGTCCATCTGACACAAAATACATGACATCTTCATCTTTAACCATTTCTGAATAAAACAGTTTGTGGATATACCCATTGTGATCAATTGGGACAATTTTAAATAAGTGTTTTCGTAATTCAGCTTTAAGCACTGACTCGCCGAAGATTGGGTCTCCCCAATCGGTTTCGGTTGTCAATTTTGATAAAGCTTCAATAAATTCATTTGATGTCATTTATCCCCCAGTCTAAATTAGAACGGTAGATCGTCTTCTTCAATCTCCGCTTGTGTAAATCCAGTTGCTTTTTCTTTCCATACGTGGTAGCTGTTAGGCACATCGCTTTGATTTGCGTAACGAACTTTCGGGTATTTATTTCCGTTATATTCGTCAAGTTTAACGGTTACTTTTGCAGTGCGTCCTTTGAAGTCGTTTAAAAACGCTTCAAAACTATCGTAGTGTTGCCCCTCTTTGATACCAAGTGCTTTTGCTTTACCCATTAAGATGCCGATATGATACTTCCCAGTTTGTGAGTTGGGATATTGCTCATCCCATAAGTGGTAGTTTTGCATTTCTTGCTTGATATCGTTTCGAACAACATAGTCAATAACAACACGTTTTTTGCCGTTACGTTCATTTACTGCTTCATATGCATCATAGACAATCATTTCGTATGGTTGTTCTTTGAATTTTGCGTGTTCTTTAACTTCTGAAAAATCTGTTGTAAATCCTGCCATGTTTTTATCCTCTTAATTTCTTTTTTAGCCAATTGTAGGCGCTATATATTTCTTTTTCTGACTTGCCTGTTACTTCGGCAAGTTCATTAACGTTTGTTTCTACCCAATCAGTTTTTAAGTAGAAATAGATAAGTTTATATAATGGTTTTCCTTTACCAGCGTCTTTGACTCTAGCTTGGGCAATTTCCCAGTTTGTTTTTAAATCTTTACCAAACTTCTTATTAGCAAGTTGTTTGATTCTAAACCGCTCACGTTTTATGAGTTCAAGTTCTGCCTCTATGCGTTCTTTCTCTTGTTTTTCTTTCAATCCAAAATCATGATTGCATAATTCACAGAGCTGTTGACTAAGTGGCCACAAAGCCGAACACACAGGACATTCTTTTGCGTGTACCGTGTTAGTTTTATTCGACTCCTTCTTCCACCCTCCTCGGAAATAATTCTCCCAATGATGCGGTGTGTCAGGTAAGCCGTGAATATTCCAGTTTCCTACGTGATCTAAAATGATGGCTTTTTTATTAGGTTGATATCTCATCGACCGCATAGATTGTTGCAAAAATAATACTAATGATTTTGTAGGTCTACAAAGAATAGTTACTGTACAATCTGGGACATCGAAACCTTCTGATATCAAATCAACGTTACAGATAACTTGTATCTTACCGTCACGGAAATCTTTCATGATTTTATCCCGTTTGGCTTTAGGCGTTTTTGCATCTGCGTGTATTGCATTAATTCCCATAGATTGGAATTCTTTAGCAAATGCCTGCGATGCTTCTACCGAGTGAGCGTATAAAATAGCTTTCTGACCGTTCGCTTTTTTTATATATTCTTGAACTACATCACCAAAAATCTTTTTACCAAATGATTCGTCAATCGATTTATTGGAGTAATCTCCGTTTTGTACTTTTAATTTCGCAGTATCAATTGATAGAACACTGTAATAATCATATGGTGCAAGTTTATTATTATTGATAAGCCACTCGACCGTTTTACCAAGAACCATAACATCGTAAGTGTCTGTAAAACCGTCGCCTGATAGACGCCAAGGTGTGGCAGTAAAACCAATCCTCGGCACGTCTGAAAAGTATTCATAGATTATTTGGTAGGTACTAGCTTTCCCATGATGACCCTCATCTGTGATAATTAAGGTTGGTTTTGTTAATTTATCCAAGCGGTTTTTAGCTTTACCAACTGTCATTAAATCCACTTTATTCATGTCAATTCCATGAAATTTAAAACTATTAGTGATTTGGTCAATTAATTCTTTGCGATGGACCAAGAATAAAACGTGTCCGTTTTTTTGAGTCGCTGACTTAGCAATATCAGAAATGACTACTGACTTACCACTTCCAGGTGGACTAACAATCATCACATTATGCTTTAAAATATGTCTTCTTGCCTCATTTATAAGTTCTGTTTGATATTCGTGTAAATGGTATACCGTTACGCATCACTCCCTTCGAAATTAAACAACTCTTCCGCCTTACAAACGGTCCTATTATCAAGCCTATTTTTTGCATATAGTCCGTCGCTGCCCTGCAACAAAATTCCATGCCCGCCCGTTTTTGGATTTACTTGAATACGTCCGACAACATCGGTTAAACCTAGCGTTTGGCTTAGGACTTGTTTGCGGATATCTGGGACGTATTGCGTGATAATTTGTCCGCTCTCAAGCGTTAAATCTTGCGTTGATTCCCAAGCAGTCACAAAAATATTAATAGGTTGGCTGTAAATGGTAGTCAATACTCGTAAATAGTAATTGGTCCACATGTTGTATTGTTGCAATTCGTTTGTGATTCCATTTTTGGATTTACGACCTTGTTCGATAAACCAGTCTGATTGCCAACTTGTTATATTATCAATGACTAAATTGTCATATTCTTTGATAAGTTCTGGTAGTTCTGTCAAGAATTCGGTCATAAAGTCGCTAGGGTGCGTCCTGTCAAATTGGATAATATCAATGTTTTCGTTTCCGGCAATCGTTTTAGACGAATGGTCCATGTCTAAAATCAGTGTCTTGCCTTTTAAATAATTAGTTAAGTAAGTTTTCCCGTTTCCGGGTTTACCATAGATTAATATGCGCCAATTATGGGTTTTTGTAATTTCTGTCGCTTTAGTAATCTTCAATGTCTAATCCCTCCAAAAAGTTCGGTAAATTTATCATCGTAATCAATCATTTTTCTAATATCTTCTTCTTTCCCAATTATTAATTCTTTAAAAATAGGAGTATCAAAAATGTCTTCGTATTTTTTTAAAACACCATCAATTGCCTTGTACATATCGGCTTTAAATTCTTCTTTGAGTGGTGATTCTTTTAACATTAATCTTGTATCAAACATGCCACCGCGTCGATCTTCAAACTCAAATTCAACAGATGGTTTACCTTTTTTGTTTACATAAATTCTCATTTTCTATCCAAGTCCATTTCTATCGCTTCGAGTGTGCTATTAATATCTGTAAGGGACCATCCTTGGTAAATAGCTAAAGATATCTTATGTACTTTTTTATCATCAAATTCAGGCCATTTTTCTTTGACACATTCTTCAATAGTATCAATTAGTTTAATCTGACCATTGATATACTTTTTCATACCTTCCATTAAATTTCTCCTAAAATCTGATTGATTGTTTTAGCGTTCATACGAATTTGTTCGCTTGACGTTTCATGTCGATTAGCTGATAGTAACTGTTCAATCAATTCTCTTCTAATTTCACTTTTCCATTCATTAATAAGCGATAATTCATCTTCAATGTTTAGATAAGTTACACGACCTTCTTCGTCTTTAATACAGTAGCCACGCTTAACATCTCTCCAAATATATTGTTTAACTGTATTTTCCGTAAATCCAAGCTTTTCTGAGGCTTGCCGTTGAGTTGATTCAGGATTTTCTTTAAAAAAATCACGCATGATTTCAATTTTTGTTTTCATTTAAAATGACCTTCATATCCTCTAAATACTTGCTATCATCACCATTTGTGTGGTAGTTTCGCATGGCTATCAATATCTGATTAAGCTTGTCGTCCATACTGTTTCCTCATATAGGCATCAAATTCGGCCCACTGCTTTTCAGATGATGCTCTAAGCGTGTCGTGCTTAATCGGTTCCTGTTTTTTTGGTTTTGCAAAAATAAAATCTAATAATTTCATGTTGTTTCTCCTTTTTCATATCCACTGGTCCGTAAAAATCTATTAACATCTGCTAGGTCATATAGTACTTTCCCGTTTTCTGATGACCTTTTAAAGTTAAATTTCCCTTGTTCTCTCCACTGGGTCAATTTAGTTCGCCCCCATCCAGTTTCTTTTTCTAGCCGCTTCATGGTTATCCATTCAATAGACTTGGCGTTTTTGGTCTGCGCTATTTTTATCGCTTCCATATTTAGAGCGATTAAATCTTCAAGCAGTTTTTTTCTAAACTCAGGTCCAAATATTTCAATGGCCATAGTTTTTCCCTCTCTCTTATGTTATAATTAAGTAAATTAAAATTTGTTTTGAGTCCGTTTCCCGTCGGACTTTTTTGCTATCTAAATTCGTCTAAGCTGACGCCCAAGACATCGGCAATTTTTTTCACTTTGTTAAACGAAATATCTTTTTTACCGATATTCATAATGGTGTTGTAACTAATTCCTGTTTTCTCCGATAACTCTTTTTTACTCATTCCTTTATCAATGAGAATTTTGTCTAGTTTTTTCTTCATAGATTACCCAAACTTCAATATGTTGTGTTTTTTATATATCGATAACACAATATATTGTGTTTTCCGTTCCTTTCTGATATAATTTATTTGAATATGACCTCTCACCGTTGTATTCCAAAATTATGGAAAGGAGGATATTGCATGAGTAAATTGAGTCCAAAACCTACAAGAAGAACAAAATTCAAAACATGGAAAGACTTAGACCGCACCTTAAAAAACAGTTTTGGTGAATGTAATTTTGATTCAGCGACAATTATTTTAGATGAATATGAAATTTCAAAAGAAGAAATTATCTTAGAAGCAACACAACAGGGTTATAAAGTCATAGATAACAATGACAATTATTTGACTTTCGAGTAAAGTATGGTTGTTAATTTTGCCAAATTACTCGAATTATTCATAACCTTATATTGCAACTCGGCAATCTGTTTATCAGGTTGCTTTTTCTCTCCGCTATACGGATATCGTTTTGGTCTCATGTGGTTTCCTTTCTGTTGTATAATGTAGTTATCCTATTAGGAAGGAGGGTAACTAAATGAATTTAGAAGAATTAACTCCTCTATTGAATAGTATTGATGATTTTGAAACTGTTATTTTACATAGTCTTGTCGGAGACTTTGTTATTGATCATTGGATTGAGCCTAATCGCAAAAATGAAACTCTCATTTTCATGCACAATGACCAAACAACAGAATTAAAATTATCAGCTATTCTCGGAACTTCCACTATTCCTAAGTCCCTCTAGCAAATTGCGGACTTTTTCGGAACGTTTGCCTGCATATTTTGATTTTCCGAGTCTCCAACTTAGTAGGCAATGTTCCTCTTCTGATAAGTAACCTGCTCTTTGTAGCAGGTTTTTTGCTATCTTCCATGGAATCACTACATCTACTTCATCCATGTTTATTACCATTTCTTCAAGTTCTTCTAGTTTGTTTTCTATTTCGTTCATATGTGTCCTTTCTATTTTGGTATAATTAAAATAAAAACGATTGGAAGAATAAAAATGGAATTATTTAATACAATTATCGGCGTCATTGCGCTAATTGTTGCTGTGATTGCTCTTGTTCACTCTATCTACTACAACATGGTTAAGATAAAATTATCTGATTGTTACATTTCAAGAGTAGATAAAGGTTACGATTGGATGTATGATTTTAGTATCAGTAACTTATCGAATGTTTCAGTCATTATTAAAAAAATTGAACTTTACAACAAAGATGGAAAACTAATAAGCGATAATGGCTTCAATCCCTTTCAAAAATACGAAGCTGACATGCAGAATGAAGCTGATGATTATTATGGATTGTCAATGCCGAATTATTATATGCCATTAGATTACCAATGGGAGTCATCGCCATTTAAGTCAGATACTGAAGTATATCCATCTAGTCGAGAAAATTTCTCTTACTATTTAGATGAAAAGCCAGTTAAAATCAAAATCACAACTGATAAGCGTATTCATCAATTCCGAAAATATCAGTTATTCTTTCCCCATTTTGACAATAATAGTTAAGATAGCGATATTCGTTAATAAAATTAAGATAAGTGCTGCCGTTAGTAGCATTTTTTCTTTTCTCCTTTTATTAGTTTTGTTCCTCCTGCGTGCTATAATAAAGCTATCATTACGAAAGGAGGAAAAAAGCATGGGTCCTAATTATTTTCATATCCAATTTAAGTTAGGCGAAAAAGTATCGTACAACACGCCTTCAGCAGAAGGAAGAGAAGTCATCCCTATCAAAGGTGCTGAAGTTACGAAAATGATTTTCGCCGATGGTAACGAATTGTTAAGCGTTATTCACAACGAAACCGTTGACGTTTACGCTAGCTTCCCAATTGTTCTTGAGTATCATTAATTCGTTATTTCTAAACCAGCAATCGCCCGCTACTGCGTTTGTTGGTTTTTCTTTTCCGTAAAAAATTCGATTTGCTTGCATAGTGTCCTTTCTAGTTTTGTTTAACACGTTAAACATTATGTTTAAAAAAATATCCAATAGGTACGTCTAAAGCGACTGCCAATTTTTGAAGAGTGCTTAGCTTAACCGTAGTAGATTTATCGGTTTCAATAAGAGATATAGTAGTTCGTGAAACTCCAGATTTATTGGCTAGCTCTTCTTGAGACATTTTCTTTTCTTCACGCAATCTTTGAATTGCAAACCTCGTCATTCCCCCACCCCCTTTCTAATTTAGAATTATCCAAAACAACATAGCTTTAAAATTTTCTGTGGTATAATTTAAATAAAACGATTGGAGAGAAATAATAATGTTGCTTGATGTAGTTATACAATTTAGAGATTGTAGAAGTACAATCACAATTGATACACCTTCGACTTGCCCCCACTGTGGTCGAACTATGTCCCCTCAACACGTTGGCGAAAGCAAAAGTTCTGACAATGAAAGTTATTCATATCAGGGGCATTTTTCAGTGATATTCCGTTGCTCTTTCGATGATTGCTTAAAATATTTTGCTGTAGAGTATATCCACGATCAGATTGGTAAAGGATCAGCTGTCGCCTACTTCTATCGTCCACCTATTAGAGTGAATCTTCCTGAAAACGTTGATAAAGTGTCGCCAGCATTTGTAGAGATATACTCCCAAGCTACAATTGCAGAGCAAGAAAAACTCGATCAAATTGCAGGTGTTGGTTACCGTAAAGCTGCTGAGTTTTTAATCAAAGATTATACAATATCAAAGAATCCTGACGACAGCGACAACATCAAACAAATTATGCTTGGAAAAGTAATTAGTGACTATCTCTCCGACTTCCCTAAACTCCAAGCTCTATCTCGCTCGGTAGCGTGGATTGGTAACGATGAAACTCATTATGTTCGTAGACATAATAATAAAGACTTGCAGGATCTCAAACGTTTTATTTTAGCAGCTGCTCAATTTGTTGCGGCAGACTACGACGCTGACGATGCACTATCGTTCACTTCTACAGACTGAGAAATCTTAGAATCAATTTTATCCAGCTTCTCCGCTATATAAGTCACTGTCCTCATGATTTCATTAAGGGCTGTTCTTTCTAGTTCGTTCATATCGTTACTCCTTTCCACTCCCTCTTGGGAGTTTTTATTTTGTAATAAACCAAGCGATTATCCAAGCGATACCACCTAACACCAACAGCGCTGGCAATAAGCCACCTTCAAATTCGATGCTTGTTTTTTCTTTGCCATCATGACTAGTAAACGTGTGTTCTAAGTTGCCAAGCATTAGCTTTTTCCAATTCATGCAACCTCTCCTTTCATTCTTGCGGAGATACAGCCAATGTGCTAAACTAAACTTACCCCGTTAGGGGGAGAGGGCTTCTTAGCCCTCTAATTATCCTCACCACTCTATTGAGTAGTGAATCTTAAGCTTAAACCAAAGAATCTTGATTTCGACTTCTAGTTCTTTGCGTTTAGGCTTTTTGTTTAGCCTAGATTTCATCAGCTGTACCTCCTTTCGTTTTGCTTAATCCCTTAAGCTTGATTATAGTTTAACACGTTAAACATTAATTGTCAAGCGTGTTAAACAAAAATATTGAATTATTTTTTGTTGTGTTGTATAATGTATTAAACAATCATTCTAGGAAGAGGTTTTTAACATTGAAATTAGGGGAAATAATAAAAAATTTCAGGGAAGAAAAAAAGTTATCAATGGATAGGTTTGCTGAAAAATCTGGTCTTACTAAGGGGTATATTTCAATGCTTGAAAAAAACGAGCATCCGAAATCTAAAAAACCAATTATCCCTACAGAAGAAACTTTGTTAAAAGTAGCAAAAGGGATGGGGGTTGATATTGATTTTGTTTTGAGTAAATTAGATTCCGATCAAGAAATACAGATTAATATTTCTCCTAAGAATATGTTAAATATGGATAATCCCTCCACTCCCACCACCCCAAAAGTCGAACTTATCCCATCTACTCTACAAAAAATAAACTCTACTTCTTCTCAACTAGAACACAGTAGACAGATAATTGTTTTAGATACAGCTGAGACTTTATTGGAACAACAGAAAGAAATTAAAAACAACGAAGATACTATTGCCGAATTATTTTCTTACAACTACTACGACCACGCAGCTTCAGCTGGTACAGGTCAGTATCTGAATGATGTACAAGTAGAAAAAATTGAGTTACCAGTCGATTATGACGCAGACTTTGTTATCCCTGTTTATGGTGATTCCATGGAACCGAAGTATCACTCTGGGGATTATGTATTTGTTAAGCTATCCGTAGAGCTTACAGATGGCGATATAGGCGTCTTTGAGTATTACGGGGATGCTTATATCAAACAGTTGCTTATAAACGCTGAAGGGGCGTTTTTACACAGTTTAAATCAATGCGGTGATTATCCAGATATACCGATAGATAGAGATAGCGACTTTAGGATTATTGGTGAAGTTATGGGGAGTTATAGGGAGAGATAGGCAGGAGCAGAAATGGATAGTAAAGCATTGAATAAACAAAATTTAAGCCGTAGCAAGAAAATTCTGTTGAATATCTCTGATAATCCGAAAAATCCCAAATTTTACAAATTATCAAGACAAGAACTCGAGCGCGCTAAAATTTTTAAAACAGAAAACTTGATTAAATCTCAAAAATATCAGAGATACAAACGAGGAACTATCGTCTTTATTCATTTTGGAGTAAATATCGGCAATGAATTTTCCGATTCGCACTTTGGGATTGTGCTGAATAAAAAAGATCATCCCAATAACGGAAAGCTAACTATCTTACCGCTAACATCAAAAAACTCTAAAGAGAGTCTGTCAATTAACAAAGAGATTTTTACGAGCATAATGGATGATGCCGAAAAAACAGTTCAAACAGTTCAAAATGTGCTAAACCTAACAACTGAAGTAGAACGGATACACCACTCGTTACCAGTTCCCCCAGCGTTTTTTCAGATTAAAAAAGAAAATAAATATCATGATATATGGATGAAATATTACAATAGGCATGACCCTAAAGGGATTCATGTGCCCGTAGCAAACATTACCGTCCGAAAATGGATACAATCAGACTTAGACAAAATTAACTTCCTCAAAAAAAGATATGCAAATTATGACAAGGTGTCCTACGCCAAGCTGGACTCAATCACTTCTGTCAGTAAACTAAAAATCGCTAAACCAATTAACGATCTTGACCCTGTCGGAAAAATAACATTGTCTAAAGAAATCATGGACAACATTGATAAAGCTCTCGCAAGGCAGTTATTATCTGGCCAGTGGGGAAAACTTGACAATTAAATATCGCTATGTTAGAATTAAGGTGTAATCTTGGTAGCCTCGCTACCACTGAAACATTATTTTGGAGTGTCCAACTCCACTGTGAGCGCCTGTTTTCGAATAAGCGCTCTTTTTTGTTTTAGAAAAATAAAAAAGCCCCACGCTCTCAAAGTTTGGCGACTCTGAGCGTGAGGCAAGACAGTATAAGAAACAACCATTAAAAAGGTCATTTTCTTGTACCTATTTTATCAAATTGAAAGATGGTATGCAATGAAAATTAAATCATATAAAAAGGAAAATGGTGAAACTGCTTATAAATTTCTTTTGTATGCCGGTTATGTTAATGGAAAGAGAAAGTATATTAGGCGAGAAGGTTTCAAAACTAAGCAGGCTGCAAGGGAAACCTTAATTAGTTTACAAGCTGAACTTGATAAACCTAAATCAAGTATGACATTTGGAGCATTGACAGATCAATGGCTAAAGGAATATGAAAAAACCGTTCAGGGCAGTACCTACTTAAAAACAGAAAGAAATATTAATAAACATATTTTGCCAAAACTTGATAAAGTGAAGATTGGAGACATCAATCCACTACTTATCCAGCGGCTTACTGAAGAATGGTGCAACGATTTAAAATATGGAGGAAAAATTCTTGGGCTTGTTAGGAATATCTTAAATCTAGCTGTTAGATACGGATATATCAATAACAATCCAGCTTTGCCAATTACACCTCCAAAAATAAAAAGGAAAAGAAAAATGAATAATAATTTTTATACACTTGATCAACTTAAACAATTCCTTGAACTAGTTGAAAAAACTGACAACATTGAAAAAATAGCCTTGTTTAGATTATTAGCATTTACTGGAATACGAAAAGGGGAGCTTCTGGCACTAACTTGGGATGATTTGAATGGTAATACTCTATCAATTAATAAAGCTGTCACACGTACTCAAGTTGGACTAGAAATAGATGTTACGAAGACAAAATCGAGCGATAGATTAATCAGCTTAGATGATGAAACTTTGGAAATTTTACAAGAACTTCATGAAACTTTTCCTACTTCTACTCTTATGTTCCAATCTGAATCAGGTGGAATTATGACGCCAAGTTTACCACGAAAATGGCTATTGCAAATTATCAAAGGGACAGACTTACCACAAATCACAATTCATGGTTTCAGGCACACTCATGCAAGCTTACTTTTCGAATCAGGTCTATCCTTGAAACAGGTGCAACATAGGTTAGGACATGGAGATTTACAGACAACTATGAACGTATATACTCACATCACGCAATCAGCAATTGATGACATTGGAACTAAATTCAATCAATTTGTTACTAACAAGCAACTAGATTGACAACTAATTCTCAACAAACGTTAATTTAACAACGTTCAAGTAACTCCCACCGGCTCCATCAATGCTTACCGTAAGTAATCATAACTTACTAAAACCTTGTTACATCAAGGTTTTTTCTTTTTGTCTTGTTCATGAGTTACCGTTATCCCTATAGCCATACCATCACGCTGACCGATACTCCATCAATACCACTCAAAACCTTGTCATATCAGAGCTTTTTGACCATTTTTTTCATGAATATCTAAAAAAAAGAATCAAAATAGTACTAAATTCCCCATAGCGCATGCGTTATGGGGAATCATAGCTATATCTTGTTTATAATTTATGATATAATACAGCAAAAATAGTTTAGGAAATAACATATGACAAAAAAACACTTACTAACACTTCTTCTCATCTCTTTTTTTACTAGCTTTTTGGTAGCTTGTTCAACAACGAAAGATAAAAAGCCTCAACCGTCTGATTCAGAAATCATTACTCCCCGACTACACCAAGCCGCTCATCAAGATAAACGCGCTAACTTTGAAAAAATTAAACTTGCGACTGTTGATTCCTCATTTACAGGAGGAACAAGCCTTGAAGAACTTATTTCACTCTTTGGAGAGCCTAGCCAACATGATCCAAAAACAGCAGGCGAAGTAACAATCGACGCTTATACTTGGCAGTTTGATCAAGTTACTCTCACTGTTAATCTTTATCAAAATAGTAGTATTGTTAAAACCATCTCTAATTTTACCTTTGCAAGAGAGTTAGGCTTATCGCAAAAAGAATACCAACAATTACAAAAAGGAATGTCTTATGAAGACGTTAAAAAGATCTTAACAGAACCTGATAATTATAGCCAAGCGTCATCTAGTGATCATCAAACTTTGCAAGCGATTTGGGTTAGTGGCTTAAAGACAGATACAAGCGGAGCTAATATTTCTCTCGTTTTTGAAAATAATCAGTTAACAGAAATGTCTCAGGTAGGACTTGAAGAATAA